ACATGCACTGACACAATCTCATGGATGGTAATTGGTGAGCGACATGACCAACACATGCTTGACACAGAATGGACTGACGAAAACGGTAGAGTAATTGTCGAACCATTAAAAGAATCTTAACAGGAGACAAACATGACAACTTGGACAATCTCAACTTTAGAACGTGAGTTATCAGACGGTGGCGTGGTCGTAGCCCACTGGCGAGCTACTGCGGTAGACGGTGACTTCTCAGCTTCTTCCTACGGCACTGTAGGATTTACACCTGACCCTTCTGCTTCCGGCTTCATTGCTTACGACTCGCTGACTGAAGCTGACGTAATTGGCTGGGTGCAAGCAGAGTTAGATCAAGACGCTATTGAGGCATCTTTGGCTGCTCAGATTGAAGCAGACAAGAACCCAACGCAAGCAGCAGGAGTACCATGGTAATGGACTTCCTGTTGTCGGCTTTCAACATAATAACCGCTGTCGTAACCCTTGCATCGGCAATAAGTGCGGCCACGCCTAGCAAAAAAGACGATGCGTTTGTGGCGAAATATCTTCTTCCAGTAGTCAACGCACTAGCAATTAATTTTGGCAACGCGAAGAACAAGTGATGCAAGAGGAAGCCAAAACAGTGATGGATTCTGTGGCAGTCGGCGGCACTGTCGCTACCTTGGCTGGTTGGCTCCCATCGGTAGCATCGCTTTTTACCATCGTCTGGCTCTCTTTGCGGATTTGGGAGAGTGACACTGTGCAAAAGATAGTTAATCGCAAGAATGGATAACGCGCAGATGGAAACATGGGAAATCATCGTAAGCGGCTGGCCCATCGCGGCGGGCCTGTTCATCTTGGTTTTGACAATCGGTCGAATCTTAAATCGTTTGGAAGTTTTAGAGAGCAAGATGGTTGAGGTGTGGAAAGCCATCAACGAGCTAATTAGAAAATGACAACAAGAAGACTGCGTGATCCAAACGTGATCACGGTCAACATGGAAGCAGAGCAGCTTCGCCAAGTAGTAATCGACCACCACACCCTAATCAAACCTTTCTACTCTAAACAAACCGCAAACTATACAACCACCGGCAATGCAGGGCATGAGGTCGTGGACGTTGATTCAGGCTCAAGCATCACAGTCAGCCTGCATCAAAAGCCAGCAGACGGTCAGCAGGTTGTGGTTAAGCGCATGGGAACAGGAGCAGTCACCGTTGACACGCAAGGAACAGAGACAATTGACGGGGCATCGTCGAAATCGATTGCCTCTCGCTACGATGTTTTGCGTTGCATTTATCTTGACGCTGCTGGTGAGTGGGTAGTGGTATGAGTGAGTTTTTTATTTCTGTTCCAAATTGGAATCAAGAATTTAATAATAACCCTGGTTGGAGTAACACCGGCTCAAACACAAGTGGGTCAAACACAAGTGGGTCAAACACAAGTGGCTCAAACACAAGTGGGTCAAACACAAGTGGCTCAAACACAAGCGATTCAAACACTGAAGATAGAGGCAGTGTAGAGCAGTTTAACCTGGACAATATGCCAGGCGGTCAGTTGGCGGTATTAAGAGAGACAACAGCTAAATTTCAGAACATGCTGGATGATCTTGCTTTTGCGTACTTCAATCTAGGCATTGCACAAGTCGAGCAGCAACTTCTAAACGGTGACGCGGTAATCAACAATCCCATGAAAGTTGGTTTTCTTAGTCAGCTTGGGTTTGATATTTCTGGCGGGAAAATCCCAGCTTACTTTGAAGAGATCTTTGGCGACAATGATTCGTTGCCAGCTTTGGAAGCAGCGCAGGGTTTTGGATTTACAGAGCAGCAATTCCAAGAGATACCGGCCCAGGCAGAAAGACTCAACGCTGAGAACACTGCGTTTACATCTGACCAATTAGTTGATCGGTTCAACAACGCCAGGGCATCACAAGACTTTGGCTTATCGGCAACGTTCGACCCATCCACGGGCAAGTTTATTGTTGATCTAAGTTCATTCGGTTTTACTGGAAGCGCTGCAACAAAGGAATACACCCCGCAGCAGTTTTTAAGCGAGCTTGGCCTACAAGGCAGTTTTGACGGTACGACCAGCGACGAACCTACCAACGCAATTGGTGAGATCGCAGGCACGTTAACTGATGCCCAGGTGATCGACGAGCAGAACAAAGTTATTCAGCAGGTTCTTGATGAGCTGAATCAGAACGGTGAAGACGGGATGGTTAAACGTCCAGAGCTTACCGGCAACCAACAAGTTGATGACCTAATCAACGTGCTATGGGGCGACTTCGATTACAGAAGCCTCAGATCAATTATCAGACAGCCAGACTTTGCGGGATGGTTGGAAGATAACAGGCCTGGTGATCACGCGGTTATTTACGATCAAACCGACACAAACCAAACGCAAACAAACGTAGATCAATTGCCAGGCTCTGGTGTACAGGTAAACCCTGACGGCAGTGTGACATCGACATCTAGCACTGGCGTAAACAACGACCCAGTGACAAACCCCGCAGGCAGCGGAACAGATACAACACAAAGCCAGACCGGCTCGACAGATACCACTAACAACCCCGCAGGCGGCGGTACAGACATAGGAGGCAGTAACGTGCCACAAGAAGGTGATACTAAAAGAGTTGACGATATTGTCTACATATTCCGAGATGGCGAATGGGTACCAATAATATCGCAAACAAGCTCTCAGGATAGCCAGCAATCAAGTGAGTCTGGTGATGACTTCTTCGATCAATTCATGCAGATATTAGGTTTAATGCGCGGATCAGATGGCGGGTCAATGTCTCAAGGTCAAGCGCAAGAGCTTGCAAATGTGATTCAAGATATTATCGGAGACATCACCCTTGAGGGTGGCGACCAAACGACTACAGTCGGTGATCAAACAACAGATGTGGATGCAAGCTCAACCGTAGCTGTTGGCGACCAGACCACAACAGTCGGTGATCAGACTACTACTGTTGGGGATCAGACTACCACGGTCGGAGATCAAACAACTACGGTTGGTGATCAAACAATTGGAGACACAACGGCAACATCTGGCGATGTAAGTTCCGAAATAGAATTTGGCGATACTACTTTTGGTGACACCTCTGCAACTGGAGGTTCTGTTGGCGATACTTCAGCGACGGGTGGCTCTGTTGGGGATACTACCGCAGAAGGTGGTAGTGCAACGATTGAAGAGGGTGCCATCACTTCTGCTGGGGGTGCAGGTGGGGCCGGTGGTGCCGGTGGTCAGGGCGGCACAGGTGGTAGCGTTGGAGATACAACAACAGGTGATGTCACATCAACGGTTAATGTTGACACTTCTGGCTTTGGCGATGCCATTGGGTCTTTAGGCGATGCAATAGGCGGCACCGTTGGCAATGTAATGAACGTGCTTGGCACGATACTCGGCGGTCAATCCGACGCAACAACTACCGCAAGCGAAAACAGTCTGGCAGGCATTTTGGCTCAAGAAGCAGGCAATCGCTACATAGCAGACAAGATGGCAGAGTCTCAGGCAAATGTTCTAGCCTTCCAGAAAGACCAATACGACGACGCAATCGGTAGGCTACAACCGTTTTATGACATGGGGGTTACGCAAGCGGAAGAAGTGCTCCCAGATTACATTGAAGCTGCCAAGCGAGACATTGAATATACCGACATCGATCCTTTTAACGTTGATGACCCAACCTTGCGCTTCTTGCAAGACGAGATGCGAAGACAGACAGAAGCATCCGCAGCAGGTCGAGGCAGGTTGAATACCGGCGGCACTTTAACCGAGTTGCAAGATAGAGCAGCAAACATAGCGCTTGCTAGATCTGGCGAGCTTGTAGATATGAATCAGAGACTCTCAAATGAACAACGCATGAGAGATGAGTATGATTTTCAAAAACTTGGCACCTTGGTTGGGGGCGCTCAGAACGCAGCCAACGTCATGTCTGGCAGCGATAAGTTTTATAGCTCATTGATGACCCCTTATATGCAAAATGCAGCAGAGATTGACGCTGGTGAATCTGCAAGGCGTGGACAAAATTACTACAACATCTTCCAAAATCTTTTCGGAGGCTCTTAATGGCACTAGAAACTTTTTTTAAAGTAGCGAATCGACCTGGCGTCGAGCAGGTACGACAGAACCAAATACAAGCCCAGCTAGACCGAAAAATGGCGAATGAGGCAGCGCAGCGCAATGCGATTGCAGAGCTTTTGAATAATCAAGGCAAACGAATTGCTAACCGAAGAAACAACCTTGCCAACACTGATACCGCACTGAAAATGGCGCAGTTTGGAAAACCTGTCTTTGGTGACCTAGTACAGCAGCCAGATGGGTCTTTCGTTCAACCTAAGCTTGATCGACAAGGCAGGGTTACTGAAGTAATGCCAGTTGCAGGTATGCGAGCAAGAACACTGCATCCAGCGAAGCAAGCATTAGCTGAGTTTCTGCCGCCGAACGTTGACCCTTATACGGCAACTGATAAGCAATATATGGAGGCTGCGGCAGCAAGAAAACGGTACAAGGTAGAAACCAATCCAAGCTACGTATTTAGAACAGAACAAAGAGAAGAAGAAAGGCAAGCAGAAACAGTAGAAAAAGACAAAGCAAAAGATTTTGCATCTGATACTTATGATATCGCTCAAAGACTGTTGGATAGCAGTGGCCTTGAAGACGCGGTAGGAACTGTCCAAGGAAGACTTCCTTCTTTTGATAGAGATACGGTTGATTTTGAAAACGATTTAGAGTTTTTGACTAGCAGGCTAACAAAAGAAAATCTTGGAATTATGAAGGGAGTGCTTTCTGATAACGACATAAGAATCTTGACTAACATCGGTGCAGGTGAATTGAAGCTAGTTGGTAGCGAGGACCGCATGAGGCAAGGTTTAAAGCGAGTTATGAATAAATTAGCTAAAGCTTCCGAAAGACCAATTCCTTATCCTGAACTTAGTAGTGGAACTAACCTCCAAGGTCAGCAACCTAATAATCAAGCGCAGCAGCCCAATACTAACCAACGAATACAGTTAAACGGGACCAACTTCTCTATCAGACAGGTTAGCAACGATGCCTAGATTTGAAATAACAAATGAAGATACTGGTGTTACATATGAGATCGATGGCGATCGACCGCCAACGCAGCAAGAGTTGGCAGTGCTTATGAATGTGGCGGGTAACACCTCAGAGGGCGGCCAACAAAAGATTGCAAGGCCTGATGATTACAACTCTGTTCTTGAAGGTTTGCGAACAGCACTCAGCGGAGCAACAGGAAGCTATTTCGATGAGATGAAAGCCTTTGAGCAGGCAATACTAAACAGGCAAGATAATGAAGAGTTTGGCTCTGCTTATGACAGATCTCTTGCAGAAATAAGAGAACGTCAAAAATTCTTTGAGCAACAAAACCCAAACCTGTCTACAGGCTTAGAAATAGCCGGTGCGATTATTCCTGGCGCTGCTGCTGGTGCGAAATTTTTAGGTGGTAAAGCGTTCCAAACGGCAAGCAATGCAGGTAAAGCAGGAAGGATCTCTGGCGTTGGTGCTGCTGAAGGTGCGGTGTATGGGTCAGGCGCTGCTGAAGGAGGCTTAAAAGAAAGAGCAAAGGGCGCTGTCGAGAGTGGTGCTGTTGGCGCTGTTGCAGCCCCATTAGGAGCAGGGGCAGTAAATTTAGCAGGAAAAGGTCTTGGTGCTGCTGGGCAATACGTAGGCAGGAAATTGTTTGATACCCCTGAGGCTCAAGCAAATAGAATCATGAGAAAGACCTTAGAAGATGAGGGGCTTTCTGTCGATGACGTTTTAGCCAGGATGAGAGAACTCGGCCCTGAAGGAACTATCGCTGACGTTGGCGATGCCTTCAGGACTCAAGGGAGAGCTGCATTAGATACTCAAACGACTGGGAAGACTGGCGTAAGAAAGATGCTAGATGCGCGTCAACAGGCTCAAAGGGCTCGTATTAAACAGGAGCTTGAAAAAACATTCGGCAAGGAAGCATCGAAATACTTTGACACGCTTGATTCAATCATCACGCAAAGATCTGAAGCAGCGGCACCTATTTATAATCAAGCATTCCGAGAAGGTGTAGAAATGAACACTGGAATAGGTCGATTCATTTCGGATAAAGAAATCGCTCCGCTTTGGCGACAAGCGCAGACAAGGGCGAGTAGTGAAGGCGAATCAGGCGACCTTTTAAGAACCCTTAACAGATTAAAGATAAAGATTGATGATGAAATCTCGTCGCAAATGAAGGCAGCTAAAAAGCCAGGCGAGGCTGCATTTTGGCTGAGAAAGAAAACTGAGCTTTTAAGGCTTATATCTGAGCAGAATACAACTTACGGTCAAGCTTTAGAAACCTACAGTGATGCGTCCCGTTTTAAGGATGCACTAGAAGCAGGACGGCAGTTTTTAAAAGAAGACCCTGACAAGCTCAGACTTTTTCTCAACGACTTAAACGAAGCTGAAATTGAAACCTTTAGGCTTGGTGCGGTAAAAAACCTCCAAGACTTTCTTGATCGACAATATGAAAACACTGACGCAGTAAGGCGCTTGCTAGGCACGAAACAGATGCGTGACAGGCTTGCTTTAATCATGCCCGATCCTGAAGGTTTCTTGAGAAGAATGGGTGCCGAGGTTGAGTTCACGGCCACTAACAGGCAGACGCTTGGTGGCCCCAACACGGCTGAAAGGCTTGCGGCTCAAACGCGGCTTGCTGATGATGTCGATCCTGGGATCTTGGATTTTGTCGGATCGCTGGAACCAGTCACTGCTATCCCTAAAATCGCTAGAGTTTTGGCGAAAGGTAAACCCTCTCCAGAACTCATAGAAAAAATTACGGGCCAGCTTTACCAGCAAGGCCTTAGTGATGACCAGATCAAAAGAATCTTTCGTTCGCCGTTGATCAGAGACGCTGTAGGGCGGGTTGACTACGACAGGATGATAGCGCCTCTGGTCAGGGGTAGTGTTGCTCCTGCTACTGTACCTGTTTCCCTTGACGACTAGGCTTTTGTTTTTATCTATCAACAGTAGCCCCTGTGGAACATTTGTGTAAAAAAAACGTGCTTTCTGGTGCAGGCTGGTGCATCAGGTTAGTGAACGCTATCGCTAAGATCTAGCAATACTGTAAAACCACACTGCACTATACTGCACCAACGTGACGCCGTGCCGGTTCGATTCCGGCCCCGGGCACCATCTAAGTCATTGATTCTTGTAATATTTTATTTTCCGAATCATCTTTGTGGAACATTTGTGGAACATTTTTAGATTGCATCCATCATCTTTTCTTGCTTTTTCGTCTCATCAACATCGATCCACTTTGCATAGATCCTAAAGAACATTTGTAGCGAATGACCTAATTGTTGCGCTGCAAACGCGGGTTTTATCCCTGCCTTTAACCACCTTGATGCACAACTGTGTCTGACGTTGTAAGGGTGCCTCCAGCGCAATCCTAGCTCTCTCTGAGCGCGTGAGAAGGCTTCTCCCTGCTCTTGTGCTTTCTGGTAGGGCTGGCCCCTAGAAGTGAACAGAATGCTCGTACATGTAATGTGTTTGGGTGCTTTTTGGAGGGCTTTTGCGAGCCTGGGGTGGACATGCACCGATCGCACTTTGCGCGTTTTTGTCGGCCCTTCGATGCCTCTGCTGCGGCTTTTTGTGATGTGCAGCTTCTGGTTGATCTGATCGTAATCTGACCATCGCAGAGCAATCGTTTCACCTGGTCGCAAACCTGCGTACCATCGGATCAGATAGAACAATCTAAAGCCTGGTTTTAACTCATCAAGCAAAGCTTCCATTTCCTCGTCTGAAAACGGATCAGGGTCACCGACTTGATTGTCAAAGGTTATGTTAGCGGCGGGATTGGCTTGCATGTAGCCACTGGTCACTGCCAATTTAAATACGCCAGACCCTGCTGAGATTATTCCTCTGCGGGTCTTAGCCGAAAGATTGAGCTTGAGCACCAGGTTTACAACCTTGTCTACAATTTGCAGGTGCGTGATCTGGTTGACTCGTACATTGGCAAAGTGCGGCATCCAGTATTTGTTTAAGTCGGATGTGACGTTACGCTGATGGTTTGCAGACCCTGCCGCTAAAGAATCTATCTTTATCTGCGCTACTTCGTGAAATGTAGGGCAGGGTGAGGCGTTTTCGTCTTCCTCTTTGCCTAAATATTGATCTCGGAGGATTTGCTCTCGGATTCGTGCGGCTTTCTGACGACCAGCCTTGGTCCAAGGTATGTCGAGGAGTTTGGATTTTCTTTTACCTTCAGTGCGCCAGATAAGCCTGCACTTTCCCTTGTGCTCATACACCCCCTCGTCATTTCTTGCCATCCCAGTATCTCCTCGTTTGAGTACACAATCGTGCCAGCTTCATCACGCCAGTAATGTACACCCTCCACCCAATGATTTTGCCGTCTGCGTCGGATTTGATTCTTGTTGTATCCAGTCACTTCTTGCAACTTTCTTTCAGTGATCACACTGTCCTCCACTTCTTTCTGAGCCAGTAGTTGATATTTCCACGCTTCCTAAACTCACCGTGGTTCTTACCAGCGCCTGCCTCGTCTGGCTGAAATTTCTCTAAATCACCTTCGTCCACCATTAGTCGCAGCAATGTGAGCGCCTCTGAGTGAGGAATCTTTAATTCTTTTTTTACCGCAGAGGTAGTGATTTTGTTATCCGACCAGGCCGAGTTTAAGATTCGGGCTCGGCGCAACATGTACTGCTGTTTGCGCTTTGCCGTTGCCTCATGCGGAGATGACTTAAAAGGGGATGTCGTCATCGAAATCATCCTGATTAGTTGATCCCTGGGTTTGCATTTCAGCCGCTTTCGGTTTCCAGGTGTCAACCTCTGCATAATAGTTACCTGTTGATTTTGCTTCAGCGACTTTGAGGTTAATCTTCTCGTCTTGTTGATTAGCTAACCAGGACATAAGCTCGGCTTTATTCAAGGTTATTTTTGCTTTCACCCAATCTGGAGAAGTCTCGTTTGGTTTATAAACTCTTAAACCATCTACCCAAATTTTATCCTGCATATCTATTTCCTTCTTGTTGAGTTAATTTGTGCAAAGCTTCATGCTTCTTGTTTAAAAACTTATCCATCTCTTTTTGCATGCCATCGATCCATTTTTCGTCTCGATAAACTGTTGTGCAAAAGGTTCCGATTGATTGCGTGTAGCTCAAAAAATCCCATGAGTCTTCTTCACAAACCCACATGCAACCCTGTACCTGGCAGAAGTGGTCTGCTGGCACTTTGTCTGCTAAAGCCCACTTAATGTGATTCTTGTCTCTTGGACATTTCACTTCTAAATTAAATCGGTCTGGACTACAGCCATAGGTCTGCTCGTTATTAGTCACAAACCCAACGACTACCGTTTGCACATCAAACAAAAATTCGTAAATGCCCACGGCTTCGTTTTCTAAATCTAAACCTCGCTGCATGTCATCCGTTACTTTTGTGAAAGTCGGTACACCTGACATCTCTTCAGCAATCAATTCGTGCATGTAATCGTCTGCCGATGTACTGGGTTTTCCCGATGCAGTAAATATTTTTTTAAAGTTGGATGCTGTTGGCATTCCAAGCCTCAATCTCAACCACTCATCGGTTCCTTGCTCTACCGTGTGAATAATCATGCTGCTCCCGCTTTTGGCTTTTCTAAGTTTTCGATGTGCCTGTTTCTTGCTTCTATCTTCGCGCACATTTTTTCAAAACTTCTCTTAGGAACCTGGCTCACACTAGTTATTCCATGTACATCTAAAAACTTTTCCTCGCTGTTAAATTCCTTTAGCAATTCTTTTAAATGAGCAGCCTGCTTATCAGTTATTAGCACAAGCTGAGGTGCTTCATCTGCATGATCGTCTTCTTTGTCTTGCGCTTGTGATACAACAGGCTTGTTGTTCTTAGCGTTATCAACTTCAAATGAGCTTGCAAACTCCCCGCCATGAATACCGCAGGCTGCGAGTGCTCGACCAATTGCCGAGGTTTCGCAGTTTTCTAATGCGCTCGTTGCGTTTATTGGGCCGTTCGCTCTGTACTCTTCAGCATGTCCCGTTGCCAACAATCTCCAATCGCCATTAGCGAATACAGATATTGTCGCCTTGACCATGACGAACTCTTTGTTGGCCTCGACAATTTCGGTGACAATCTGCGAGTCTTCGCCTAACGCCTCCCTAAACATCTCGACCCGAGTCGGAACGGTTGTGTAAAACTTCCCGCCTTTAACTTTCGTTTTGTCAGCTTCTGCTAACTGCTTAGTTGCCTCAATAGCTTTAATGAGTGGCGTTGACATAGATCTCCTCCAATTGATCGAATGTGTACATAACTCCTCTAAACAAAATCATGCTCGCCTCTCCAAGTACCAAGTTGCGACCTTCACTTTTTCGCCGTATCGGTTTGTAACGTCTGACAGTTGCGTGACAATAGGATGCCCGTCTTTGCGTAGCTCGCTGATCCGAGCCGGTGCCTCTAAAACGCCTAGCTCTTGCCAGCTATCCAGCCTGTTGAGTGAGCGACCTTCTTTCAGATGCTCTAAGATTCTTTCTTTCTGACTCATGCCACCTCCTGCTTTTTGGTTAAACAGTCTTTTGCTTCTTCAGCGCCACGATCTATGCCTGCGAAATGCGCTTGCATGATCAGAGCGTTTAATTCGTTAACAGTAGAGGCGTGCAGATCTTGTTGTGCTTCTGCATACCGTTTCATGATTGCAGCAACGTCGTCGCTGTAATTAGTAAGATCGATTCTCATGGATTGGTTGCCTCCCACAAATAATCGTCAAAGGCTTCTAAGAGGTGATCTCCGATTGGAGTTCCGCGTAGCTCTCTAAGATTGTCGGCGGTAAATCGGTGGGCTGACTCTGGCAGGAAATCGTTGGCAAACTCTTTCCAAACTTGATGCTCTAACTCTTCTGCTTCTAGCTCTGCTCGCAAACATTCTGCGTGATAGTGTGTGCTCATGTGACCACCTTATTTCCCTGAAAGTGGTCATAGATTGCAATAAAAAATATTGCCTGTCAACTATAAATTGTCAAAGGTAGTCAGACAAATAATGGACGGATGTTTCATCCCGAGATTTTAAATCGACGAAAAGGTTAAGATCTTTAAAGATTTGTTTGGCATCATTTGATGGCTCATCAACAGACATGTTCATCATGTCATGGCCCCATCGAAGAGTAATACTATAAACCCTAAGCCCACGCCAAAGCAGTATGCAATTGTGTTTGTCGAAAATGACAGGCCAACTCAGGCGATGCATATCAATTATTCTTTTTTGGCAATCTAAATCCGAGCGATCTGGGTATAGATAATAGTGATTCACGCCGCCGTAGCGGAAGGGGGTGTGGTTTGCTGCTAAGTAGGCTTTTGTAACGCGGTCAATCAGTGCTGCTGTCTCTGGGTTTTCCAGCAGCAGCCAACTCATACTCTTGGTCATCGTCTATTGCCTTGATTATGCGCTTTAAAAGCCGCTGGTTTTTTGCTGAAAGCATTTTTATCGAATCTATCAAACTCGACAAATTTTCCTCTTCAGATGATGCGCTAAACATCAACCAGGCTGGCTCGACCGCAAAATACTTGCACAAGGCAGCAAGGTTGTCTTTTGAGGGTAGTGCTTCGTCGTTCTCCCATTTTTGTATCGCTGAGTAGCTTGCTTTAGCACCTTGCTTTTTCAAATGCACAGAAAGCGCTCGCATGCTTATCTCACGCGCTTGACGAAGTTTTTTCAGCTTGTAACCAAGAGTTGCCATGCCGCAATCCTGATCTTATCGCTTCAAACTGTCAAGTATCCCTTAACTAAATGACTTATATCATCGGGTTTCCAAAATGTCTAACTGATTTAAAAAAAATCAGAAATCAATATTTTGTTGACAGCTTTTTCAAAATGACTACTATAAGTGCCATATTGTAGTCAGGAGTTTGGGCAGTGACACCGGAATGTCTATGGACAGAAGTGAAGATTAGCGACTTGGCTAAGGACTTGAAAATAAGTCGGCAAGCAATTTATTTGTGGCAGAAGAGACCAAACGGTGTACCGGCAGAGCGGGTATCGCAAGTCTCAAAGGCGTTAGGGGTTCCAAAAGAAGTTATTCGGCCGGATTTGTTCTTATGAGTGGTGGCTGGATAAAGCTGAACAGGACTCTTCTTGATCATGCACTTTGGAAAGGCGAGCGATATACCAAGGGGCAAGCCTGGGTAGACCTGATCATGCTGGCGAACTACAAGCCTGGTTTCTTCATAGTGCGCGGCAACGTCGTCAACGTCGAGCGAGGCCAAGTCGGGTGGAGTCAAAGAAATCTATCCAAGCGCTGGCAGTGGCACACAAAAACGACAAAAAGCTTCATTTCGAGCCTCGAAAAACACGGCATGGTTACCCTACAGGCTACGCCACTGACTTCGATCATAACTATCTGTAATTACGACGAATTTCAGAGCGGAGAGCAAAACAGTGCCTCACAGAATGTATCACAGAGTGTGACACAGAGTAGGACACAGAGTGTGACACAGACTACGCACAAACAAGAAGTAAAGAATAAAAGAAAGAAAGAATTGTTTACCCAACCCACGGCTAAACAAGTTTATGAGTACATGCAGGCGCAGGGATGCACAAAGTTCGATGTTGCAGCTCAGTTCGTCGATCACCACTCAGCATCTGACTGGCACTTAACTGGTAATCGAAAGATGAAGGACTGGAAGGCAGCCGCTCGCAACTGGCTACGCAACGAGAAGAAGTTCAACCGACGACCGTTTGAGAAACCAGAGAACGTGGTCCAGATAGACCCGCGTCAAGAGCAGAGAAAAAACGCACAGCGAAAAGAGCTGGAGGAGATGTTAAATGGCATTACCCAATGAGCATATTTTTAAAAAGGTTCACCAGAATGCAGAGCGGATGCTAGAGCACCAAGTCCTGGGATGGATGAGTCAGCCGCTGGAGAACGTGACCTCACCGATTCCTATTCAACCGTTCGTGGCGAAAGTGATTGAGCAGTGTTGCCAGGACATTCGTCCATGTGAAAAACCACCTCTTGAATCTGGCGAGATGCTGGTTGAGCTGAGGAAGTTAAGCCGAGCGTACGGAACCCTGTACGTCAAGCTAAAACAGGCCTGGGCGTTGTTTTACGAACAGAGAGGTCAGGCTGCATGATCTACCAAAAGCACCAGGCGCAGATGTTGGTGGCGCATATCAACAAGTTTTTCAAGATAATGCCAACCGGCAGGCTGGACGTTGTTCGCGCAGAAGACCGACGATCAACTGATCAACAAAGCTTGCTACACGCAATCATCCGCGAGGTAGCCAATCATGTTGGGGTTGGCGAAGGCGAGATGAAAGACAACATTCTGAAGCGCAATTCTGAAGGTGTTTTTCCGTACTGGCCGTATGACATTCAGCCGACACTCCCTAAGCGATTAAGCAAAGAACGACCAGAGGTGTTGCAAGTTGCGCCAGGGCTTGTGCCTAAGTCTGAAAGCAAGCTCACGAAGAGAGAAGAGAGTGAGCTGATCGAACGAATCTACGCGCTAGGGAGCGAGTGGGGCGTACAGTTTGCAGAGGTAACCCGTGAGCAAGTTGCGTAAATCAGCAAGGGGTCAACCCTGCACGTTGCAGATCTTTCCCTATTGCCAGGAAGACAGAGAGACGGTTGTGCTGTGCCATTTGAACAGTTTGGCTAAAGGCATGGCGTTGAAGTCGCAAGATTATTTTGCCGCCTATGGTTGCAACATTTGCCACGACATCATCGACGGCAGACGGCCAACCCTGATTGAGAAGGACGAGATATTGAAGTGTCAGATGCGCGGTCTGGAAAGAACCTGGGCAATCATGATTGACGAGGGGTTGATTCAGGTTGCGTAAATCAGAAGTCGAAGAGCTTTTCGACCTTGAGTTGAAGAGTCACAAGATAAAGTTTGAGCGAGAGGTTCGCCTGATACCTCAAAGAAAATTTAGGTGGGATTTTGTAATCGAACGACTAGCCATCGAGATACAAGGCGGGACGTTCAAGGGCAGCAGAGGAGGTCACACAAGTGGCCAGGGATACCAGAAAGACTGCGAGAAAATGCAGTTAGTGGTGATGGAGGGTTATACGCCCCTGTACTTTACGAGCGATGACGTTCGCAAGGGGAGGGCCATAAAGGTGATAAAGGAGCTTTTGAATGGGCGATATCACACCACACCAGAAATGGGCTAGAGACACCTGTGAGGCTCTAAAGACTTTGTTGCAAGCGGCAGAGCAAAACAAGATCAGCGGCTTCGTCATCGTGTTTGAAGCGGTTGAGGGAGATTCCTACGAAATCCAAACTCATGCAGCAGGCGAGCTAGATAGCCTGCCAGCAGTTGCAGGAAGTTTGCTGGGTGAGGCTATACGTCTCGTCATGGCAGAGGCAGACCCTGATGCCAGTTAAATCACTCGAACAACACCTAGAGTTTTGCACAACCGACCATCAGAGAGAGGTGTTGCAACTGCACATCGAAGGTTTGTCGCAGGTTGAAATCAGCCGCCAGCTTGGCAGACACCCGCGCCGCATAAGCGAGACCATTGGTCGGGTTCACAAGAAAGCAGCCGAACAAGGCTATGCGCCATCGTTTGACATGCGGCACCAGGCAGCGCCAGGTTTTGCGACAAAACGATTAAGCACAGCATACAAAGAAGATGGCTCGATCGCGCTTCAATGGCACATACAAGAGCCTATGAAGCAGAAGATAGACGAGATGATGACTGAGTTCGTGGCTGGGTTTAAAGACGAGCTGCAAGGCATACACGTTCCTGTCGCTGCACCCAAAGACATTGACTCAGACCTGATGTCTTTGTACATGGTGGGTGATCATCACCTTGGCCTGTACACCTGGGCAGAAGAGGTTGGTCACGATTGGGATACCAAAAAGGGCGAACAGATGCTTGCCGATGCTGTTGATCGTCTTGTTTCAGTCAGTCCAAACAGCGAAACGGGTTGCTTAATTAACCTGGGTGATTTTTTCCATATCCAAGATACAACGAGCAGTACACCAGCCAGCAAGCACTTGCTTGATAGTGATGGAAGGTGGGGCAGAACAATCAGGGCAGGATCGCACCTGATCAAACGAGTTGTGCTGCGGATGCTCGAAAAGCACAAGAAGGTCATGGTCGTAAACGCCCGAGGCAATCACGACCCAGACGCAAGCCTGTTCTTGAACACTGCCATACAAATGTACTTTGAGAACGACCCCAGGGTTGAGGTGCTTGATAACTTCAATAAGTTTGTCTGGTTTCAGTTTGGCAAAAATCTGGTTGTCACGCATCACGGCGACAAGATAAACGCCAACCGATTGTATGAGGCAATCACTAAAAACCTTAGAAAAGAATTTGGCGAATCTGATCACGTTTACGCATACCTGGGCCACATCCATCATCGAGATGCTAAAGAGGTCGGGCATATGCACATCGAGCATTTCGGGGTGTTGCCGCCTAGCGATGTTTTTGCGAATGGTAGCGGGTTTGTTTCTGAGAGAACGATGACCTGCATTGTATTGCATAAAGATTTTGGAGAAGAGACAAGACTTAAAGTAACTGCGGAGAGACTCAATGAAAGCACTAGCTAGACAAGTGGGCGGTGATCACTACCAGATGGCCATACAACCAGCAGAGTTTATTTTGGCCAATGACTTAGGTTTTGCTGAGGGGTGCGTCGTTAAGTACGTCACACGATACCGCCGAAAGACGGGATCATCGCCACTGCCAAACATCGAAGACTTGCGAAAGGCGGCTCACTACTTGGAGATGCTGATCGAACGAGAAGTTAAAAGCATGGAGGTGGAGACGGAAGATGAGCGATTGCAATGTCAGATTGATAGGGCTGAGTGTGACTGAAGAGTTGCGAAAGAAGGCCGATGAGCTACTCGAACGGTGGGCGAGAGAGTATGCGCTGGATAAAACCGGCGACTTTGCTGCGGTCAACATTATGGATGGCAACTTTGCGCTGTCAGTTGCAGGCAAGCCAAACCCGTTAAAGCAAAAGGTAAACGCTAAAGAAACCCGACCGCAACCTCATGCTCGCATCCCTGTGTATCGATCAACGGCGATGGACGAAATCATGTTTGCGATTAAGAAGGTCAACCCTGATTACTTCTACGCACTTAAAGAGTATTACTTGAGAGGTACTGTCAAAGCTGTTGCCAGGGAGCTGCATTGGTCAGAAACAAAGGCCAAGCAAGCCAAGGCAGCAGGGTTCGATATGGTGGTTCTCATGTTGGAAGAACGAGGGTATTAGATCGTAAGTTAATACGCGATTAGGTGTGGGGGGTAATCTGTGTTCGTGCTCATATCCGCTTAGTACGCGATAGGGTAGGGGGGGTAAAATGAGAGAGGGTACGGAGGACGCATGGGAGTCGAACCATTCTCTAAACCCATGAATTCATTGAGCAAAAATATATAACAAAAGTTTTTATATACGTTCTATATACGTTAAAAAAGTCTTGTGCGGTCGCCCAAACAGGGGTATAAGTATCCATAATTGCAACACCTGACCCTTTAGGACCGCCTCTTGGCGGTTTTTTTATGCCCTGGATAAACTTCAAACGTGATGAATTTGCTTGCCAACACTGCGGCGAGAACGAGATCAGTGACGAAATCATTGATGTCATTCAAGCGATACGCACAGAGGTTGGCTATCCTCTTGTCGTTTCGAGCGGCTATCGGTGCAGTAAGCACCCTGTCGAGGCGGCGAAGTCTAAGCCTGGAACGGGGACGCACTGTCGGGGTGTTGCGGCAGATCTTGCTGTATCTCACCGCCAGGCTAAGGAAGTTCTTTCGGTTGCTTTGCGAATGGACGTTGGCGGCGTGGGCGTACACCAAAAAGGCTCGGGCCGATTTGTACACGTTGATGTTGACCCCGACCGTAAATCGCTTCTCTGGACCTATTGATGTTAGGCACCGTTTTAAAAATAGCTGGGCCTTTGGTTACCGGCTTTATGGAGAACAGGCAGAAGGTGTCGGCAGCGAAGGCCGACCTGAAGGTGCAGCGCCTGACCAATGGTATACCAGGTTACAGCGACGAGTTTTTGATCTTTATATGGGCAGCGCCATTCGTGGCTTGCTTCGTGCCTGGCTTGCAAAACTACGCAAGAGAGGGCTTTGAATATCTGTCAAACCTACCAGATTGGTACGTTGGCGGCTTTGTGAGCATCACTTTCGCTGTTTTTGGCATCGATAAGCTATTTGCTTACAAGAAAAGTTAAAAAAGAGCTGCAATCCCTCCACCCACTCCTCGCGGCTCTTTCCCCCTACAACGGGGGTTTTATCAACAAACTGAGACATATTTATGAGACGGATACTGGTCAACCCCAGGCGGCGCGACTTTACACCCATGACATTTACGCAGGCGATCGACAGCGACATCCCATACGTCGTTGATTTTAGCGTCAGCGCTGATGATCGTGGCACCTCTGTGTCCTCAGTCAGTGCAGAATCAAAAGGCTCACGGGCCTTAACTATCACAACCCCTAGCGTCTCTAGTGGCGTGGCGACTTTCTACGTCAGCTCAACATCGAGCGGTCAAGGCGTAGTCAAGGTCACTGCGACCTATGCAGACGGCAAACAAGAAACCCAATACATGACGGTGATTGCAAACAATCCCGAGTATCGATCAACCAACTGAGGAGAAAACGGTGGAGAACCAAATAAACCTTGATGAAATTAATGGCAGGCTGAATTTCTTGGCAGAGCAACGCAATGCTGCCCAGAACGAGAACGTCATCCTCGCCGGTCGCTTGGCGGCTGCTATGGCTAAGGTCGCTGAACTCAGCCCTGAATTTGAAGAAGTAGAAGAAGATGGGAACGACAGCAGCGAACAAGAATAGATCGGTTCGCAAAGAAGCACTCAGAGAGCAGTTAAGTGCCCAGGGCCATGTTCAGCATGTCGTTGATATTCTGGATGAAATCAAGGATCTGCGGAAAGATTTAGACCAGCAAGACTTGGCTCGCTACAAGGTTGTACTCGATACCAAGTTGAAGCTTATCTCTAAGTATCTGCCAGACCTGAAGTCTGTTGAACACACAGGCGATGAAGATGCCCCAATTGCAATCGCAGCCTACGAAATCAACTGGGAATAGCGTAAGCCTGCCCAAAGCCTTTAAGGAGCTGGTCGAGCCGCACAGATACAAGATTTACTGGGGCGGTCGCGGTTCTGGTAAGAGTTGGGCCTTTGCTACGGCGTTATTGCTTATTGGTGCTGGTACCAAGCCTAAACGCATACTTTGCGCCAGAGAGATCCAGAGAAGCATCAGGGACTCTGTTCACAACCTGTTGGCTGATCGCATTAAGGCGCTTGGCCTTTCGAACTTCTACCAGATACAGCAGAACGAGATCAGGGGCATCAACGGCACCCAGATTATTTTCTCGGGACTGTACGCAAACCCTGAGAGCTTGAAGTCGCTTGAGAGCATAGACATCTGCTGGATCGAGGAAGCATCGACGGTGAGTGAGAACTCATGGCGGCTGCTGATTCCAACGATTCGGAAAGAGGGGTCTGAGATATGGGCAAGCTTCAATCCTGCACTGAAGAGCGATCCCGTTTACCAGAGGTTTGTGATGAATAAACCTGCGGATGATGCGGTGGTCAAGAAGGTTAGCTGGCGTGATAACCCTTGGGTCACTCAGCCACTCAAAGACGAGATGCAGCGGCTCAAGGACTACGATTACGAAGAGTATCTGCACGTTTATGAGGGTGAGCTGAAGCAGTTTGCTGATGGCGCTATCTACGCCAAGCAACTGAAGAAGGCCAGGGATGACGAGCGGATAACCTGGTTGCCAGTTGAATCTGCACCCGTTCACACCTTCTGGGACTTGGGCAGGAACGACACTACTGCGATTTGGTTCATGCAGCAGATCGGGATGGCTTACAGGTTCATTGACTACTACGAGCACCGACTGGTTGACCTGGATCACTACGCCAACGTGCTGCGTGATAAAGACTACATGTACGGCACACACTACCTGCCGCATGACGCAGAGCACCGCGTGTTAGGTGCAGGCAACCGATCAAGGCGAGAGATACTAGAAGGGCTTGGTGTATCTCCGACTCACACAGTGCCACGAATCGACAGTGTAGAGAACGGCATTGCGATGGTCAGGGACATGTTTAGCAAGTGCTTCTTTGACGCAGAGCGATGCGAGACAGGGCTGAATGCCTTGGCAAACTATCAATATGTCTGGGACGAGCGTTACGACACCTTCAGACAAAACCCACTCCACAACTGGGCCTCTAACGGCGCTGATGCTTTTCGCATGTTCGCGCAAGGTTACGAGGAAGAAGTTGCGGAGGTTGAATTGGACTTTTCATCAGAATGGTAAACAGATCAGCAAAGAAAAAGCAGGCCATTATCGACGAGGCTATGGATCGCTTCGACACGGCATCTGACTCTTGGTCTTACTGCTACAACGACTCGCTAGAAGATATAGAGTTTGTTGATAGCGAGGACGGTCAGTGGGAAGACGCAGTGCGCCAGGCGCGTATTAATCGCCCATGCCTGACGTTTGACAAGCTATCCAGCGCCGTTGATCAGGTCGTTGGCCAGCAGTTGCAGATGCTACCTGGTGTGAAGGTACGTGGCGCAGAAGAAGGCGACAACGACGTTGCGGAGATCTACGAGGGACTGATCAGGCAGATCGAGCAGAGAGGCAACAAGGCTTACAAGACTGCATTCAAGTTCAGTGTAAAGGGTGGCTGGGGCGTTTGGATGATCGACCACGATTATCAAGACGATATCAGCATGAACCAAGACATCATCCTGCGGGAGATCAAGAACCCGTTTAGCGTGTTGTTTGATCCCATCATTCAGATACAAGACATGAAAGAGTGTCGGTATGCGTTCATGTTCGACGACATCGAAAAGGATGAGTTTGAGCGCATGTATCCGAAGGCCAAGACTGGCGTGGGTGATGACTTCTACAGCACTGGCAACATGAAGACCTGGATTAACGAGGACACGATCCGAGTCGCAGATTATTTCCGCATCGTGATGGAAGAGCGCCGATTGGTGCAGCTATCAACGGGTGAGGTGGTTGATTACGCAGACATCGAGCCAATCATTGACGAGCTAAATTTCAAGGGCGTGACGATCACAAACGAGCGCATCGTCGAGGGTCGCAAGCTTGAGCGGTTCAAGATCACCGGCTTGGAGGTGCTCGAAGAGTATGAGTGCGTTGGGCGTTATATCCCGCTCGTACCTCTGCTTGGCAAGACCACCAACATCAACGGCAAGTTCTTGACTCGCGGGTTGGTTCGCAAAGCCAAAGACGCACAGAGAATGTACAACTACTCTCGATCAACCGCCATTGAGGTGACGGCGCTGCAACCCAAGCAACCGCTCATGGCTACACCGGCAATGATCAAGGGTCATGAAGACCGATACCGCAACCTGATGACCTCCAACGATCCTGTTTTGTTGTTTAACTTCGACCAGGGACAGAAGCCATTCAGAGAGCCGCCAGCACAACCATCAGGCGCTTTGCTGACTGACGTACAGATCAGCTCGGACGACATCAAGAGCACCACAGGGATCTTTGACGCAAGCCTGGGGGCAAGAGGCAATGAAACCTCTGGACGAGCAATCAGGGAGCGACAACTGCAAGGCAACATTGCCACCTATGAGTTTGTCGATGAACTGGTTGAGTCCATCAAGTACACCGGCGAGATCTTTATCGACATGATCCCCAAGATCTACGACACAGAGCGTCAGATCAGGATTCTGGGCGAGGACGATGCCGAAGAGATCAAGGTTATCAACAAGCCTCAGCTCGACTTACAGACCGGCGAGACGGTCATGATCAACGACCTCAACCGAGGCCACTACGATATCAAGGTAACAACTGGACCAAGCTTCTCAACCCGCAGATCTGAGACAGCAGAGCAGCTCGGCACCTTGTTTGGTCAGAACCCACAAATGGCGCAGCTTGGTGCAGACATCTACTTCAAGTCGCTTGACCTTGTTGGTGCTGATGAACTGGTTGAGCGTGTACGCAAAGCAGGCATCAAGCAGGGCGTGATAGAGCCCAACGAAGAAGAGCAGCAGAAGATCTCTCAAGCGCAGCAGCAAGAGCAGCAGATGAAGGCCCAGGCTATGCAGATGGAACTCGCCATGAAGCAGGCAGAGGTAGCCAACGAGCAAGCAATGGCCAAGGAACGTGAGAGCAAGACCATGCTGAACATGGTGAAGGCACAGGTTGAGCAGTTAGAACTTGCCCAGGCACAGCAGGATTTAGAAGCGCAACGGATTGCAGCGATGCGGTTACGTCAAACAGTAGGGATGCCAATTCAATGAGACCAGCAGCAGGGAAAGCCAGAGTCAAACGGACCAGCGGTGGTCGAAGGGTTAGCTACGGCCAGAAGGGCGCAAAGGTAAAGCCAGGCACCAAGAAGGGCGACTCCTACTGCGCCAGAAGTGCAGGCCAGATGCGTTCGCACCCAAGGGCAGCACGTAACCCAAACAGCCCTCTCAGGCTATCCAGAAAGCGCTGGAAGTGCTCAGGTTCTAAATCAAGGAGAAGCTAAGTGAGCTTGTACAAAAACATTCACGCGAAGCGAAAGAGAATCAAGTCAGGTAGCGGTGAGTCAATGAGAAGGCCTGGATCACGGGGCGCACCTACCGCTAAAGCGTTCAGGAAAGCAGCAAAGACTGCAAGGAAAAGGAAGTAATCATGCCAATGGTCGGTAAAAAGCACTTTAGCTACAAGCCAGCGGGTATCGCCGCAGCTAAGAAGGCAGCGAAGAAGAAGAACGTTAAAGTCAAGTACGGGAAAAAGAAATGAACAACGCAATCGCGCAAATGCTTGCTGGAAGAGCACCGGCTCAACGACCAAGACCCAACCCAGTTGGCAACGCTGTTCCCCAACAAATGAAGCCCCCAATGCCACGCAGGCAGGCACCTCAGATGCCACGCCCTCAAATGCCTGGACAGATGGGAGCAATGCCTGGCGGTATGAAGATGCCGATGGGCAATCAAATGGCTATGCAGCAACCACCCGCGCAACCAGGTCAGCAGCAAGCTGTCAGAGGCCGTGATGGTGCCATGTATCGGATCGTTGTTGACCCAACTACTGGCTTGCAGACCTTCGCTCCGTACCAAGGCGGTATGGCCTAATAAATGCCTGCATCACCTCGCCTTCAGGCTTTGTTAAGAGCTAAAGAAGAAAACGAGATTGGTAACTTCCTGTCTGCTGTTTTAGAAGCTCAAGACGAGATAGGCGGCATCGAGGCAGAGCGTTACATGGAGATCATGGATCGCAGCCCATACGGTACAGGCGTATCAATGTCTGTTGGTTACGACGATGAATCAGCCATGTCGCCACTGGATCTTGCGGCAATAGTCTCAAGCGCTATCCCTATCGTTGGTGATGTGACAGGACTAGCAGCAGACGCTGATATGTACGCCCGTGATCCTGAATCAAGAAACATGGTCAACTACTTGCTAAGTGCTGCTGGCGCTATTCCGTTAATACCAGCGGCTTCGCAGGTTAGAAAAATAAGCGATAGCGCAATGGACGCTGGCATAGCTCCTGGTCGCACTACGAAAACGTTACGCGGCGTTAAGTTTGACGAGGGGTTTGATCCAAGGGTTAAAGAGCAAGAAAGGTTACAAAACCTAGAGTTACAAATCGAAGAACGCCCAATGGCTGAAAAGCCGGTGATTTCGTTAGAAGACCTTGAAGGCAGACCTTTTTTAACGTCAATGTCAGACAGAACTAGCGCCGGTGGCAGGCTGATGGCTGTTAATGACGTAGAGCTTGGCGAAGGCGTTGATTTAAAGGGCGGCCAAGACTTCATGTTCGACAACCCCGATATGGTTTGGGCCTCTGATCCACAAGTTGTTGCAGGCCTGAAGAAACGCGCTGACATTCTGCGTCAGCAAACCGGCAAAGATCCAATTTACTTGCCGTGGCAAATGGCCCCAACCGGCGGCGACCACGCAACGATGACGACAGAAGTAATGTTGCGCCATGCAAAAAGCAACATGATGAAAAAAGATCAAAAGGCGTTAGATAAAGAAATTAAGCAAATAATCCCAGATTGGAAAGGCGTTAATGATCCAACGTCAATTGATCAGATTTACAACGTAAGCGGCGATAAGAGAAAGCAAATCCAGCAACTGATGGATGTCGGGTATAGGGAGAAAGGCGGCATGAGTCGCGGTGAGGCTAGGCTTGCTGTCTCAGACATGACTCAATTACAAGGCCGACAAGGAAGGCTGATCAATGTCGGTGAAATAGGTGAGGGCGACATTATTGTCGACTCAGGACATCCGACCTATTTAGCGGCTCTACGAGGCCAAGGATTAGGTTCATTGGACAGAGACATTGTGGCAACACAAATTTTGCCCGCAATGGTAGATACAAGGCGCATTGCTGATCCTGCAAAGCCAAGCGCTCAAGACATTCGGGCGCTTCAAATGAAAGGGTACTACGGAATCATCGACGAGGATTTGTTGAGGTCGCTAGAGCGCTAATACAAAAAACGAGGCTCGAATTGTTTGCTCAACTCAGGCCCGTAGTTTTCCAAAAGATAAGAGGTAACGTCTGAAACAGACACCTCTTTGACGTTTTTCCCGACACATTCGCACTCAAAAAGATCTAGTGCGTCGAACATTTCGGCGGGCATTTCTACGTCTGTGTTTACGAATGGTCGCATAGGAAAAGTATACCAGTTTTTCGGTTAACAGTGCCGACTCACTGTTACTAGGGCAAACCCACCGCCCTGAGTAAAGACCGCCCTAGTGGCGGTTTTTTCGTTCTGGTGGGGAAAATTCGTGGAGACGAACTCATGACTGATGCAGCAATAGCTGACGACACTTCTGTGTCACTGGAACCCGAGTCAACCGTTCAAGAGACTCAAGAGCCTTCGGGCGAAACCTCTGAAGCTGTAGAAGCAACAGAGCCATCCGACGCTGATCCCGTCGAATCTGAGGAAGAGGTGCAAAAGAAACGCAACTCATTCCAAGAGCGGATCAACCAAAAAACACGACAAGTCCGAGAGGCAGAGCAACGAGCCAAAGAGGCCGAGCAACGCGCCAATCTGCTTGAGCAGAGGATGAATCAGAACCTCCCGCAAACGGATACATTTCCGCAGTTAGAGGACTTTGATTACGACCAGAATGCTTACCAGCAGGCCGTGGTGCAATACAACGCCGCTTTGAACCAGCGAACTGTTCAGCAGGCAATGACGCAGCAGGAAAGGCTACAGGTCGAACACCTTCGACAACAAGCCAACCAAGCAACTGTCGATGCCTTCAAAGAACGCTCGCAGGCATTTGCGTCTGAGCAGCCAGATTTTATGGCCAAGGTCAGCGCACCTAGCTTTGTCCAGGGTGAAGCCATGCAACAGGCAATCATATTGTCTGAGAATGGCCCAGCACTGGCATACCACCTTGCATCAAACCCACAAAAGGCCGCAGCAATCAATGCGATGGCACCTGGGATGGCAATGATGGAACTAGGCCGGTTATCTCAAGCGCTCACGCCAAACAGACCTGTCACGACATCCAACGCCCCAGCACCAGCGAAACCCGTCAGAGCATCTGGAAAGGTCGAAAAAGACCCCGACAAGATGACTCCAGCCGAGTACGCCAAGTACAGGGGGTACAGAAAATAATCGAGGCAACTCATGGCTAATAGCTTTCTGACACCTAGTGTCATCACCAAAGAAGCTCTCGCTATTCTTCATCAGAAATTGAATTTCGTGAGCAACATCAACACTCAGTACGACGACCAGTATGCAAAGACCGGCGCAAAGATTGGTAACGACCTCAAGGTCCGTTTACCAAACGAGTTCACTATCCGTAGTGGCGCAGCACTTAGCACTCAGGACATCGATGAGTCTTCTGAAACTTTAACCGTAGACACTCAAAAAGGTGTGGACTTCACGTTCTCATCTGAAGAGTTAACGATGCACATTGACGAGTTCAAGGCACGATACCTTGAGCCTGCAATGTCTGTATTGGCTGCCAACATGGAGTCGGACGCATTGTCTATGTACAAGGACGTTTATAACTTCTACAACGGTGTAGGTTCTGCAAACTCTTTTGCAAACATTACCCAGGCACAGAAGTTATTGACTGACAGCCTTGCGCCTTATGGCGACCGCAGCTACTTGCACAACCCACAGTCTGTTGTAGACATGCTGGCCGATACCAAGGGTCTTTTCCAAGATTCTTCAAGCATCAGCAAGCAGTACAAAGAAGGTCAGTTGGGCAAGATCGCTGGTTTTGAGCACTATGAGAACACTCTCATGCCTGTTCACACCACTGGTACTGCTGCTGCAACTACTGGCTACTTGGTCAACGGTGCATCACAGACTGGCGCAAGCTTGACTGTAGATGGCGGCACAACCACGTTTTTGAAAGGTGACATCATCACCATCGCAGGCGTTAACCGTGTCCACCCTGAAACTAAGGCAGACACAGGTGTACTTCAGCAGTTTGTTGTAACCAGCGACTCTGGAACATCTGCAACGTCGGTTGCTATCTCTCCCTCAATCACTGCCTCTGGCGGTCGTCAAAATGTTAGCGGATCACCTGCTGACAATGCTGCGATCTCTAAAGTTGGCGGTGGCGCGAGTGCAGACTGGCAAGAAACGTTGGCATTCAGCAAGAACGCATTTGCTTTTGCAACTGCTGACTTGGTATTGCCACAAGGCGTTGACTTTGCGGCGCGTGAAGTTATGGACGGCATCTCGATGCGCGTAATCCGTGACTACACAATCTCTGATGACAAATATCCATGCAGGATCGATGTCCTCTATGGCTACAAAGCAATCAGACCGCAGCTTGCTGCACGAGTAGGTATTAACTAAGACCGCTCTTGATCGGGGGCTTCGGCCCCCTTTCTCTTTTTTGGAGATGACATGGCAACACCCCAAAACATAATTGACAGGGCCACCTCCCTGATTCGTGTCAGAACCTCTGGGGTGACTTTTTCTACTGACGACGCAAATAAAAACGCAGATGTGTTTGTTGCGTTGCAGAACATGATTTCTGAGTGGGGCGAGGATGGGCTTTGCAACATCCCTGCACCTACGACTTTGACTGAAACACTAGATGTTCCACATGGAACAATTCGGGCGCTCGGCTACAACCTGGCCGTCGAGATCTCAAGCGACTTCGGTATCGATCCCTCGCAGGTTGTTTTTGTGATTGCACAAGAAACAAAAGACCGGCTTGAGGGTGACATCAGCATCGACATCTCTGTTGATATGTCGGACCTGGCGTTCACCTTCCATCAATCAAACTACGATGTGAATACTGATATATGAGAGCAGATGTCCAACTAGAATCGAGCTACAACAGCACCAGGCTCGATGCTAACCGACAGCAAGTGCTCAACATTTACCCGCACACATTGCGGGGATATAGACAGGTGCCTGGCTACGTCACTTTTGCCGACTTCTTAGGTACGGGTGAGCCTCTTACAGATACAAACGCATCGATATTCACTGATGCCGATGGCAACACCATTGAGGTATCAATCACGCCAGGTGGCGCAGACAGAGGAATCATTGTCGATGGTCCAAACGCCCTCATGTACCAGGTAACAGGTTCGTCGCTTTACTCCGTTGATTCGGGCGGTAATGCCGTGTTTTTAGGCAACATATCGAACGAGCCAAACCCTGTTGTGATGGCTACGGACGCAAACCAGCTAATTATCTGTACTGGTGGTAACCCATCGGCTTATGTGTACACCGTTGCAGGCGGCTTGGTCGAGATCAGCGACACAGATCTATCTACCACGAAGTCGGTCGCGTTCTTAGACTCACGATTCATTTTTGACCAGCCTGACGGGTATTTTGTCGTTTCCGCTCTGAACGACGGCACAGACATCAGCGCACTAGACTTTGCACAAGCAGAGGCGCTTCCTGATGACATCAGGCGCGTTTTCTCGCTGAACCAATTGCTTTACCTGTTCGGAGAAAAGACCACTGAGGTGTGGTTTACGAGCGGCACAGGGCGGCCACCATTAGACCGCCAGGCAGTGTTACAGCATGGCATTTGCGGCACCTACGCAGTTGATTCTATTGATGGCGCGATTTACTTCATTGATGGCAACAGACGGCCAGGCGTTATCGTCGGATCTCAGCATCAACCTCTGTATGTTCCTGCAATTGGAGAGGCTTGGGCGAACTACGGCACCGATGACTTCACCAGCGCCAGGGTGAGCTGCTACTCGCTGCACCAAGAAAACTTCGTTGACTTTATCTTTCCGAACCAGGGAATCATCTGGACCCATCACGTTGTTTCTGGCTCTTGGTTTGAGAAGGACTTTGTGACCACCACTGTCGTTCAAGGTTACAACCTGGTGCTTGCGGCTCACGCAATCAACAAGAAGATCTACCGGCTCGATTACGACAACTTCCAGCAAGACGGGGCAAACATGACGCGCAGAAAGGATCTGCCGTTGATCTCCTCTGAAGTGCTTGGCGTTGGCGGGGCAGAGATGGTCATCGACAAGATCAAGCTCCACGTTGAAACCTCTAGCGCGACAGACGTTACGGTCAAGGTCAGTAAAGACCTGATCACTTTCACAACCATCAACACCGTCTCGGTAAACGGTAACAAGACAATCGACATCAACTCTCTAGGCAAATGCAGAGAGATCATTGTAAGGGTCGAAACCTCCACCAATGCAAAGGTGGACATCATTGACGCGGCTATTGACGCACAAGTATTGAAGGGCTAACCAATGGGACAACTGACACAAACTACGGCACAAGTTCAGGTAATCTTAGACGATGCAGATGCCGCAAACGTCGGCAAGACCTCGCTGACAGACGGATCAGATACTACCTCTGTCGCATTTAAGAAGAGCGGCTTCTACTCACTGCAAGGCTCCAGTGCCAACGCACCTTCAACTGATCGCGCTGTTTTAATCTCTGCGGTACGAGATACAGCAGCAACGGGTGAAATCCGATACGGTCAAATAGCAATAACAGAATCAAACGGTTTGTGGTGGAATCGGGATGACGGGGGCAGCCTGGGAACATGGTATGAGGCCGTAACCACTGCCAGCGCCCAAACATTAACGAATAAGACCCTTACGTCCCCGATTCTCACCACCCCTCAAATCAACGACTCAGCCGCAGATCACCAGTATATATTCGCTGGATCTAACCTGGCAGCAGATAGAACAGTAACGCTGCCTTTGTTAACCGGCGACGATACTTTTGTGTTTGCGGCGCACACTCAGACTCTTACCAACAAGACGCTAACCACCCCGACCGTTTCAGGGCTAACACTGTCTGATGCTTCTATTATCTTTGAAGGTGCCACCGCTAACGATTACGAAACCACGCTAACGGTTACTGACCCAACTGCGGATAGAACAATCACGCTGCCAGATGCAACCGATACACTGGTGGGTCGAGCTACAACAGATACCCTGACTAACAAAACTTTAACGTCCCCAGTTGCTTCTGGGTTAACGCTTTCAGACGCTTCTATCGTTTTCGAGGGCGCAACGGCTGATGCTTATGAAACTACATTAACCGTTACAGACCCGACTGCTGATCGTACCATCACACTTCCAAACGCTACTGACACTTTGGTTGGGCTGGCCACAACAGACACGCTAACGAATAAAACACTGACTTCACCTGTTCTCAACACGGGCGTCAGTGGCACAGCGGTGCTCGATGCAGACGATTTTACTGGAGCCTCTGCTACTACACTTGCTACTTCAGAAAGCATCAAGGCGTATGTTGATTCGCAGGTTGGGTCTTTTGACACGTTGTCTGAGGTACTTGCGGCAGGCAATACTACTGGCGGTACTGATATAGCTGTCGGCACGGGCGATGACATTACGTTTGCTGATTCAAGTAAAGCCATCTTCGGTGCTGGTGACTTACAGATTTATCATGATGGCACCTCAAACGACAGCATTATTGATGAAGCAGGAACAGGAAACTTAAATCTTCAAGGTACTAATGTTGTTATAAAAACGTCTGGTGGATCGGCAACTCAAGCTGAGTTTTTTGCGGGAGACGCTAATCGCTTTTACTACAACAACGCTCTAAAACTAGCCACCACCGCCACAGGCGTAGACGTTACCGGCAGCGTGGATGTGTCTGGAGGAGCTGATGGAACTATTGGCGATATAACATTAGCGCAAGGAAACACTACTAGCAAAATAGCAAAAATTTATGGCACAAGTGTTAATACTAATGAAAAAGGTATTCGGTTAAATACTTATCACTACGGTGATGTTGATGCTGTAACTATAACGTCAGACGGCTCCGTCGGGATTGGTATTAGCAGTCCAGACACCTTGGTTCATGCGTATAAAGCTAGTAACGCTATCCTAAAAGTCGCAGAAGCAAACGGTTATGTTTCTTTACAGCAGAGTGGGGTTAATTCTTACCTTAATAACGTAGCTAGCGGCGGTTCTTTAATTTTTAGAAACGGAATAGCTCCTACAGAACGCATGCAAATTGATGCAAGCGGCAACCTCTTGGTGGGGAAAACTACTCTTGAATACTCCAGTAACGCTGGGCATGTCCTCCGTAATGATGGACTTTTAAGCGCCGTCCGAAGCGGCGGTAATGTGTGTAACTTTAATAGACTGTCCAGCGATGGCGAAGTTATTCAGCTTAACAAGGATGGCGTCCGATTCGGTTCCATTGGTACTGTTGCTGGCGATTTAACTATTGGTGACGATGACATTGGAATTAGATTTGATACAGGGACTGGTTTAGTTCCTTGGGATTTAGGTGCTAATGCTACTGGTGGTTTAGCAAGAGATGCCGCAATTGACATTGGCGCATCTTCTGCCCGCTTTAAAGACCTCTACCTGTCAGGCGTTGCTAGATTAGGCACATCGACTACTTATGGAACAGTAGAAGGAAAAGCTAACTCTGATCTGGAAATAGTTGCAAACGCAGGTCAAGTAAACGGAAATCCCAACATTATTTTTAAGTCATCTAATGCTGGTGGCGCTGTCACAGAACGCATGCGCATCACTTCAGAGGGCTTCTTGCTGGTGGGGACTACTGATACTGCTCCGGGTTCTGGAGATACTAATGTTGGAGTTAGTATCAGAGGTGGAAGCGACAACAGGTCATTTTTCTCAGTGAATGGCGATTACGTCATGAACCTTAACCGAAATACTGATGAAGGTGACATCCTTCAGTTCCGCAGAGACGGTACAGCCGTAGGTAGTATTGGTACACTGAATACCAACCGATTGTACTTTGGTGGTGCTGACACTGGGATCATGATTGCCAGTGACCTTGACTGTATCTATCCAACAAACGGAGGTGATACTGCTAGAGATAACG